CGGTTGATAGCGGGTTGACCGCCTCGTCATGGGATTATTCCGTTGATATTTCTGACAACGGAGCGTCGATCTCGTTTTTTAACACAAATATTAATGATGGTGCCCCAATAGCGATCTTGCTGCAGTATGGGCACGGAACTAGAAATGGTGGCTGGGTAGCTGGAAGAGATTACATCAATCCGGCTATTCAGCCCTTATTTGACGAAATAGCTAACGAAGCCTGGAAGGAGGTGACTAGGGTATGAGCCAGACTATTGATAATAAAGTCGTAGAAATGGATTTCGACAATAAACGGTTCGAACAAAATGTTTCTACATCACTTTCTTCTATTGAGAAGTTAAAAAAGAGCCTTAACTTTGACGGAATGGCAAAGGGCTTCGATGATCTCGGAAAGAGCACAAGTAATCTTAATTTTTCTAGCGTCGGTGACGCAATAGAGACAGTTAAGGTTAGATTTAGCGCTTTACAGGTGTTCGCGGTATCGGCGCTGAAGAAAATCTCCGATGCCGCAATCGACATGGGCGTTAATCTCGTCAAAAGCATGGGCGGCGTTGAGAATATAACCGCCGGTTGGGACAAATTTGCGCAGAAAACCCAGTCGGTCGGCACCCTTATTGCTCAAGGTTACGACATGAGCACTGTCGAGAATCAGTTGGATAAGCTCGCCTGGTTCACTGATGAAACCAGTTATGAGTTTACTCAGATGGTCGAAAGCATTGCGAAGTTCACCGCAGCCGGGCAAACTCTTCCGGATTCGGTAGAATCGCTCATGGGTATCGCTAACTGGGCTGCATTGTCTGGCCAGAACGCTCAAACTGCTAGTCGAGCGATGTACCAGCTGTCTCAGGCGATGGGATCCGGCGTCATGCGTAAAGAGGACTACAAGTCAATTCAAAATGTATCGATGGATACGGTTGAATTTAGACAAAGAGCTCTCGATGCCGCGGTCGCATTAGGAACGCTTAAGAAAAATGCAGATGGAACGTACACATCCATTGCAAAAGGTGGAAAATCGTCTACATTTACCATAAGCCAGTTCGCTGATCATTTGACGCAAGAAGCTTGGTTTACTTCTGACGTCATGAAATCTGTCTATACAGACTATGCCGGCGCAGTCGATAAGATTTATGAGTATGTGAATGAGAATGGCGGAACCGCTAGTGACGCTATGAAAGCATTATCTGGAGAGCTTGACGAATTTCAGATAAAGGCATTCAAGTCCGCTCAGGAAGCAAGAACCTGGGCGGATACCGTCAACTCAGTAAAAGAAGCCGTGGCATCCACTTGGATGCAGACGTTCGAAATCATATTCGGTAATTACGAAGAAGCAAAAGAGCTTTGGACTGATCTGGCAAACGAGCTTTACGACGTATTTGCTGAACCTGGAAACGAAAGAAATGAGCTTCTTGGAGAAGGGCTAAAGTCCACAAAACCTTATCTCGATAAATATTTCCAAGAAACGTACGGACTAACCCAGAAGCAAACCGAAGCCATTCATGAAATGGGCGACGAATACGGCTGGGGGTCCGATCAGTTAGCAACATACATTAAACTTCTTTCTAAAGGCGACGGCACAATGGAAACTGTTATTCGCAGTTTCTATCAGATGCAAGAAGGTGTTTCCTCGACTTCTACTGCTGTAACGATGTCTTCTGATGAATTAAACAAGTTTGCAGCGTCGTATAAGACGGCTTGGACTGGTAATAAGACACTTACGGAAGAGCAAGTCACGAAGTTGAGAGAAGTCGGCGATCAATACGGCTATAATTCAAGACAAATGAATCGGATGCTCGGACAGTTTATGGGCACGAATTATTATGGTCAAGCCGTAGTTCGCACAATGCTCGAGGTTGGTTCCGGATTGGAAGAGATAACCGCTTCCGACATTGATGGTTATCTTAAAAACACGAACCAGTTGACCGACGAACAGATCGGCCATATGAAAGAGCTTCAAAATGAGTACGGAGCAAATTCCGAAGAGATAAATCAGTATCTGAAGTCACTTGGCAAATTCGATACATCTACTCGTTTGAGTATTATGGGCGTTCTCGGAATGTCGACTGGATTGACAGAGGCAAGCACGGCATCCGCTACATTTGAGGGAACGTTAAAGAGCTTGACAAAAGCAGCCGACGATCAAATCGACGAACTGAAAAAATTTAGAAATGCTCAGATTGAAAGTTCTTCCGCGCTAAATGATCAGATTGATGTAATTGCAAAGGGAAGACCGTATTTAAAAAGTCATATCCAGTATCTTATTTCCTCTGGAAAGTTAAATGATGTAGAGACCATCATGAAACGAACCGGAGCGACTAAAAAAGAAGCTGAGCAGCTTTTGATGTTGATCGAAGCCGAAAAGAAAAATACGAGCATTGTCGACGATATGATTAAGTCGATGTCGGGCGGAAACGAAGAGATCGAGAAAACGATACGTGAATTATTTAGAGTGAATGACGAGCTCGACGGTCTTAGCGGTCGTAAAAATCTGATAAATGCTTTCTGGGCTTTATGGGAATACGGCGGCAAGATCCTCGGAACTGTTAAATCTGCTTTTGAAAGCGTATTTCCGTCCATCACTGCTGACAGAATTTACGAGATTACTGAGAATATTCGCGATTTTGCCGAAGGTCTTGAACTGTCTGAAGAAAATGCCAAAAAACTGGAAGACGTGTTTTCCGGTTTATTCTCCATTTTCAAAATAGTTGGTCAAGTCGGCGATGCTCTTATTCTACAGCCAATAAGAGATCTCTTCGGTCTATTCAGCAAGCATTCAGGATCCGTTCTTGATACCGCAGCTAGTTGGGGGCAATGGGTCAAAGCGGTTGCGGATAGCGGAGAAGTTGGGAAGGTTGCCCAAGAGATCTATTCTAGATTTAAGCAGGTTATCAAAGAGGTAATCGATTTCTTTAAAGAATTTATCGATACCGAGAAGATCGCTGAGACATATAATAAGAATGGCGGCGGTTTAGCTGGCGTCATAGCTGTTGTAAGCGAGAAAGCAAAAGACCTTGGTAAGTTGTTCGAAGATGTGTTCAAGATCATTACCGGAATGGATTTCTCCGACTTTAAAAACAAAGTAAAGGATGCGTTTGATACTGCGATCGCATGGGTCGACCAATTCCTTCCGGAAGGTCTAAAAATATCTGACATTTTTACCAAAATCGGTACTGTTATTGATAATGTTAAAGAATGGCTTGGATTTGGCGAAGATGAAGTTGCCACAGAGGGAATCGAAAAAACAACTAGTTGGTTCGATAGCCTTAAAGAAAGCATCGACAATGCCGGAAAAAGTTTGGGTGATTTTTGGAATAATATAACTAAATTCTTTGGAGATTTCAAGAATATTTGGTCGACAGTTGAAGGAACTGGCGTCCTTACCGGTTTTTCTGGAATCTTCAAAAACATGGCAAACGGTTTTAAGCAAATAAATATTTCCGACGTGGCCAATTTGGCTGAAGCTGGTGCCGGTATTTTCGTTGGATGGAATCTAATGGAATTCGTTAAATCTATTAAGAAGGTTCCGGACGCGATTGGCACTGTTGCGAATTCTTTTAAAACACTTGCCGATGGCTTCAAAAATTTCGGCTTTGATGGCAAAAAGGTCGCCGAAGCAAAGGCAATACAGAAATTTGCGACATCTCTTTTGATTTTAGTTGGGGCCCTATATCTCTTAACTAAGATAGATGAGTCGAAGCTCGGAAAATCTGTTCTTACCTTGGTCGGTCTTAGCGTAATGCTAATCGGTGTCTTTGAGGTACTGGAGCATACTGGAAAGGGCAAAGCATCTGGAAACGGAATGCTGAAATTTGCAATTTCGATTGCTCTTATTAGTTTTGCTATGGCTAAGATTTCTAAGATTCCAACTAAGGATCTGATCGCATCGGGTGGAGTGATATCCGCATTAGTAATTGCTCTTTCTGCAGCGCAAGCTTTGATGAGTTTTGGCAAAACTTCTGGAAAGCTGATTGGTTCCCTTTCTACTTTGGCAATGGTTAAAAGTATTACGTCTTTGGCAGACGTCGTTTCAAGACTT